CGGCGAACTTATGTACCAATTCAACCCGTAGGTTTGCATGGTTTTTTATCACAGATGTCTCCCTCTCAGCGTATCACTACGTGAGGAGACGGCATCCACCTCTCTCGCGCATTGCACTCGGAGCCAAACGACCTCAATGAGGCGTGGGACTACGAGTACGATAATCTGTGGAGGCACAGATGGGGAAGTAAACCCTTCTCCTTCTGTTCCCCTACGGAACAAATCGGGATTTTGAGCGCTCGTACCTACTGGTACAAGCGCTTAAAACCCCACAATAAGAATCTCTTGAAGAAACTACTCGAGCGTAAGCGCGGGTTGGATCTAAAAGAGATACTACACGTTGCGGACGGGATGTTATCATCACTGATAATGTCCTATCCGGAAATATTTTGCAATGACCCGGTCCGCCCCTATGCAGAGGCGGATCGGATCATGTGCTCACTCATTTCGAACGGTCTTCAAGACTACGCGGGGCAACTCGCGCGTCTGAAGGCGTTCAAAAAGAGGCTCCGCAAAGCGGCCTTCTTGGGAGAGAAGGTCGAGTTGACGGAGCCGGAACAAAGGTCGCACTCCTGGCTGGAGGCAGTGGTTAACCACTACAACCAGACAGCAGGCGTACAAAGCAAGGCCAACATGTTTCGGGTCTGTGTGTTTACACAGACCCGATCAACAGGGTTGGCCAACCAAAAGATGGCAGACGCCACTTTACAAGGGTTCCTTGATGAAGTGACGTCTGTCAAACAATTTAATCCCGACCACGACCTCGTGGAATCCATTGACTGGGTTCTCGACGGGGTTGTGGCCGGGGCTGTCGGAGGTAATCCTCAGTTCCGCATTAGTATGTCTACTAGCGCGTGTACTGAGAATAACAAACGAAACGAGGGAAAGTTTGGGTATTTGAAGAAATGCCCAGACCGTCCCAAGTTACCAAAATTTTCGCCTACGAATCCAGGTGGCCAATTGGGCACCTGGGCATTCAATAAAGCGAAAGCCATGATCAATTCCTCTGATGAGGCGATATTCAAAACGAATGTCGCGGCCATCAGGGAAAATGGAAAGTGTAGGGTTGTCACGAGCGGGTCTTTTTATAAAGACGCGTTCCTGCAACCCTTCTCACATATGACGATAGCCGCTATCAAGACTCAAAAGAGTCTTAGACAGGGGCTATCGGCCGGAAGACTAGGATGGGCGTTCATCAGCAGGGTCGATCATCTCGATCCTGTTGATGGACACGTCCTATTCGAAAAGAAGAAGAGGATAATGTCGGTGGACTGGGAAAAGGCCACGGACATTCCTCCTCACAAAAGTGCTCATGCAGTCACGTCTCGTCTATTAGACAAGATGCGACTCAGCAAAGAGCTCAGAGATACTCTTGACTGTATATGGCCCGGTTGTAAGGACCTATACGTCAAGGGTAAATACGTGGGTCAAATGGTCAACGGAATTCCTATGGGAGATCCGCTGACCAAGACCAACATATCTTTAGCCCACCCAATCTGCGAAGCGTATGCGCATCGCAGAGTGCCGGGCGTCAAGATTGTCCATGCCGGCAACGGCGATGATACTGTCATCATCGCCGCCGCCGACACGGACGAAATTTGCGATAGGTGGTTCGAGGAGTACAATCGTGCGACTGTACAACTCGGCTACCGCCTATCACCGCTGGACACCTTCGTGACAAGTACCTGGGGTACTTATTGCGAAGAGGTCTTCCATATACCAGTCGATCGATTCAACACTGTACGAACAGCGTCGAAATTGAAAGACAACAGATATCTTCCATACCTAGACCATCCCAAGATGCGTCTAGTTATAGATACCAAAAAGGACCGAGGAGATTACTCTTCCGATATTACCGGAAAAGTAACACTCCTTGGCAAAGATCAGCAATATGCCGAGCAAGGAGAAGAGGGTCACCTCTTCTCCGTTGC